TACATCTACACTACCAATAACAGCCAGTTCATCACCACCACTTTGGCTTTGAGGTGTAGTACCACTCCAACCCCTAGTAACAGTAAGAACATTACCAGCAATAGACTTTATAAAGATGATTTCTGTATGTAATGCTCTTTGAATTATGTCGCCTGCTGAAAACACAGAGGCGTCATCTACAGTAATAGTTGTTCCCGTTCCTGGGGAACCCACAACAGTTGCCGTAGCACCTAAGTTTTGAGTGACCTTATAATACTTTTCAGCACTACCAGTCCAGCCTTTTAGACCAGCGATATATTCTTTATACCCATCTCCGTCAAAAGATGTAACATCAAGAGCCTCAGCAGCAGTATCAACAGACCAGCTAAAGAAGCCACCCGTAGGAACCGCTCCGTCATAGTAGGTATAAGACACGAGTATAGACGCCACTTGACCATAAGACAAGGCTGTGTTATTCACAATATCAGAGTCCCACGGAAGGGATACAGCCCCTTTAGGCGAAACACTACACCATTTAGTAATGTTGTATGCTGCTAGGGTATCAGACGCAACAGCAACCACGTCAAAGGTATTTGTATTGGGGTTTGCTATGTATAGATGGTCAGTGGGAACTACAGAAGCAGCAACGATGTCTGATAAAGTATAATTAGCCTTTAGCGGTTCATCACTTACTGTAGTAGTGGCACTATCATCCATAAAATAGAAAGCCCCTACCTGCCCAGATAATTCAGACATATAGCCCTCCTTAGACGGTAGTTAGAATGCCCGAACCTTGGAAGGCAAATGATTGTGTCTGTACGCCATCTACAGCAACGGCAGGTGACCATGAAGTTAGAATAGCTGTGCCTGTGTAATACTTAGTGGTATCACTTGTGTATAGTAACAGGGTAGCTGACGTTCCTATATCAGAGAATGCAAAGGTATTTGTACCATCAACAAAACCCTCGGCACTTGCTGTCCAACCCTTTAGACCGGGAATGAACGTCTTGTAACCAGAATCACAAAAATCAGTGACTTCGTGGGTATCTGCTGTGCCTTCAGCAGACCAAGAACGGATGTTAAAGTTGCAGTCAGAGATAACCCCAGTGAAGTTGAAACTGCCTGCTGTTCCAGATAATTCAGCCATTTTGTCTTCTCCTATGTATATCGAAGCTCAAAGGTGCTTGTTGCCCGCCAAGTCCTATCGTCGGCTTGGTCTGACCCATCCACACGATAGGCGGGTCTTGCGTTTAGTAAAAGGATACTCATAAACGTAGTATCAGACGTATTTAATGAAACCCTATTTAGGGCAGTATTGACATAATCATGTAATTGATTGACTCTCGTAGCAGAGGTAGGTACATCGTCATAAATATCTACTTGTACTAAAACCTCGTTGTAACCACCACAAAATGTAGGGGTATAAGGATCATCTACAAACTGAAAGATAATTCTAGGCATGGTAGCAGAGTCAGGGCCAATACCATGATATATGTCTGAATACCCAATAACAGACAGTATGCTTGTATCACTAGCTAATGCCTTATATACGCCTTTTTGTAATTGAAAATAGCTCATAGGCCCACACTATCAGTGGATTGTACCAGTAGATTCTTAGCGCTTGCCCCGCCACCACGAGCAAATCGCCTCACATGCGCTCTTATGGTATTATAAAAGAAAGGTCTAGGAGCCATTTTAGACGTACCAAATTCTAAGTAATATGCGTATGTCACAGCCAAAGGATCAACAAATATGGTAGCTTCAAAACCATCTACCGTTCTTTTGCAAGTAGTCTGTATATTCCTAAAGAGTAGTCCTGTTTGTTTGAAAGGAGCATGTCCCGGCAAAGAGCGTGCCCCACCAGTACCCCTTATTGAAATACGCCTTTTCATATCTTTTTGGATGTCTTTGACAAACATACGAAATGACGCTACAACTTTCCTGTGCATACCATAGGTAATTGCTTTAGCTCTTGCTGGCCCGCCATTTATAATTACGTTATACATAGACCTCTCTATTAAATACTACGAAATTTTTACCTACTAGGTTTAATTTTTCGTAAGTCTATCTCTAAATGATGCCCCCTGCGGTCAATGTTGCGTATCATTTGTATATCATACGTCCCACCATCAACCTCAATCAAGTCGGCTTCAGTTATATCTAAAACAGTACAGAACAGTACATGAGTAGCCTCAACCAAGTCTTTTCCATACAAAGCACGCTTCTCACCACTCATAGGCTGTAGCTGGCAGGGATAGGCTGTTTGAATGGTTGCTAATGTCTCTGTCCAGCCACCAGCACCATCTGAAGCCTTTGTAGCCCGCTTTACAGCCATCGTATTGTTCATTAAGGAAGCAAACGACATTAGAATACAATGTCCCTATAATACCTAGTTAGCTTAGCTGAGATAGAAGGGCTAAGCATGGGCTGTACTTTTCCTGTTACAATGTTAGCACCTAGAGTACCACGAGAATATGAATAATCGCCTATTTTTTCTTTATTCAAGGCCAAGTCAGTTTTGCTGTGGTCATATAACAACTTAACTAACTCATTGCAGGCACTAACGATACCATTAGGAACAGTCTCATAACCGGCACGATACTTGATTCTGATATTGTTTGTTCTATTAGCCCAGCCCCGTAAATCGTTTCTAGGCCATGTCTTCGTGCTGCCAAAGATACCATAGCCATATTCAGCAGGGTTCACTAATAGGCTGTAAGATTTACTCTTTACCTCACAGCCACCATAAGAAACATCCCAAACATCAAGATACAGGGAACCTATAGCGTCCTGTGGTGTATAGCTCACCAGGTCCGTAGATGGAAAGGCTGTATATTCGCTTTCAGTGGATGCAGTAAATCCAGTAATAGCGGTTATAGCAGCACTTATGTCAGAAAGTACCGGATAGGAGGCGAAGGATATATCCGATGTTTCATAAGTACCATTGTTGGCTGTTCTTAGCCTGACCTTATCATCATCAACAGAAACAGTCGCTATAGGTGAATTCCCCGTATACGTTACAGTCATCACTCCTGTACTTTGAGTAGCCATGTCATATACGGTTATCAATGGGTAGTTGTCTAGGTACAGAGAAGTAGTATAATCCCCTGTCTTTACTTCAGTTAGGTCTGTAGCTTCAACACAAGAGCCTAGCTCATTCTCAATCATAGAGGAAGCGTCACTGATAAGCATTTTTATCAGGTCACTATCTGTAGTGCCCGTTATGCCCATGTATAACTTAGCGTCAGCCAGTGTTGTCAAATCGGCCATTACATTACCTCTAAGTAGATTTCTTCAAGGCGTTTAGCAGTACGGATAGGATCGAAGTTTCTCATAGCAGAGTCCCTAGCTATCTTGACCTCTGCCTCTTTGTTAGAAAGCCTACTTTTTACTACGTCATTTATTATCTTTGAATACCATCTCAAATCTTCTGGATCAGCGGAATACTTGGTAAATGGGTTGGACGGTCCTCCCACCACTGTCACACCGCACGCCATAGCCTCTCTAACGGTCCGTGTTGCAATGTTATGAGGCGTTAGTAGTATATCAGCCGATCTGTATATAAGTGGCAGAGAAGGGACCATAGGGGCTATCTCGCCCAAACAACCCAACTCCCTACCTATACTCAAAAGACATTGAATACTATTAAGGATACTTTCTTCAAGTCCATATAGGTGTAGCTTGACAGAATGTTTAGCCTTAGTCATGTATTCCTTGTAAAACAGGTAGAAGCCATTGATAACGTGGTACGGGTCTTTATCTTTTCTCCACAGGTCTGATATAACTACATTTACATCACCACCAAGACCACCAAAATCAAATTTATCTCTATTGTCAATGCCCCATAAATCAAGGTCTACACAAGCCGGAGCATAATGAACCTTTGGAAATAACATTTCCAAGTATGCTACATAAGGCTCCCATAGTGTAATAGCCCCTTTGTAGCCCTCAGTCTTATGTAAAATCTTATAGCTGGAATAGATTTGCTTGTTTTCATCTTTCTCTAGCAGAAAGCTCGAATAGGGTCTTCCATGAGCGACTTGAACAAAAGGCATTCTAGCCCTAATCAGGTCAGCAGTAAGGCCACTATGAGAAACAAGTAAGTCGCACTCAACAGCTTCACTCAAAGGAATAATAGGTACGCTACGTTCCTCATCCCAACGATATTCTTTATAGCCATTAGGATTGCCAGATTCTAAAGCAGCATTTTTGTCTGGCCTTGAATCATATATGTAAGCGTCTAAGCCGATTTCTCGCTCAAAGTAGACTAATTCTCTCGTAGTTTCATATAGCCCGCATCTTCCGGGGGTTATATCCACAGAATGAACAATTTTCATAGAATAAACCTTTCTACTTATTATACTACCCAAAGCAAGAAATCAGGCTTTATTCTTCTGTCGTATATGATTTTTTATCTATTTTTGAAAAGACTACTGGGGTTGAGTACATAGCTTTTGTAAGTTCATCTACCTTGCACTTTAGTTCGTCTACACCCTTGTCTAAGCGCCCAAGTGTAGTTGTGTTCTTAACTAAAGAGAGTTTTACGTCTGTCATTGCCTCTTTTGCTAGTTCAGATGCTTTTTGATATTCAATTATCTTTAGCTCTACTGCATCTAATCTTTCTCCGCTGCATCTATAATCGTGATAAAAATTGAAAGCAACAGTAATAATGACCAGTATCGGTCCCCAAGTCTTACAGTATTCCGCTAGTTTCTTGAACATTTTGATCCTTAAAAGGTAGGGTCAGTGTGTTTCTTCGTAAAAGTATATCTCATAGTCTAGGTAGTTATCAGCAGCATTTCTTTTTGTAACCTGAAAAGCATACCACATAGACGGTTTAAGTATTATTTCATGCCCCATAGCAGGTGAAAAACCAGAATTTGTTTTTCCTGTATTTGTCTTACCTATCCAAATTGCGGTAGCTTCTGTAGTTACAACGGTAGGGGCGGTAACCGTTGTAATAGAAGCCTCTTGATCGCTAGTTCTTTTAGCATTGTATAGTGGTAAAGCCGACCCATCAGTAACAGCGGCGTCTTCCCATAAAGTTATTTCAGTCTCTACAACGGCATAAAAACTAGCTCGCATGTGTATTGAGTGTGTGGCGTCTGTAA